CCGCCGAGGGCGTCCCGCATCTGGCCGAAGAGGTCGCCCGCCGCCTGCTGGTACCCCTGCACCGCACCCGAGTAGTTGTTGAACGTGTCCGTGCGGGCCTGCTGGGCGGCGTTGAAGGCGTCCTGCATCCCACCCGCCGTGTTCCACGCCCCGGTCCCGAGGTTCCGGTACAGCCAGTTGGTGAAGTCCGACATGCTCATGGTGGTCTTCGGCTGCTCCCAACCGAGGGGGTTCGTCGGGGTGGTCGGATTCGTCGGGTTCGTCCCCCCGCCGGTGTTACCGCTGCCGCCTCCGTTCAGCAGGTTCCGGAGCCAGTCACCCCACTGGGAGGTGTTGGACGGTACGGTGGTAGTGGTCGATGCCGTTCCGGATGGCCTGCTATTGTCGCTGTTTCTGATAAAATCCCAAGCCATGCTCTCACCACCCCCCCTACTCATAGTTGTCTTTGACACGGTCGGAACCCGAAACGTCCTGGTCGCCCCAGCCGTCGCCGTCCCGGTCGTTCTCACGGTCGTACCCGTGTTCCATGTGGTCCTTCCACGTGGAGAAGTCCTCCGTGGTGTACCCGTTCAGCACGTCGCTCATCCACCGGTTCGACAGGTCGCGGGCTGCCGCCGCCTCCAACCCGCGGGCATGGGCCTGTGCCACGGGGCCATTCCTCGAAACCTCGCCGGTCCCAATCATCCTGGCGTAGTCCGCAAGGAAGGACGACTGCGGCTGATTGGAATAGCCGTAGACGTCCCGAAGGCTGTCGTAGGTCGGGCCGGAGAACATCTCGAACGTATTGGGGCTGGTGGGGTCGATGCCCGCGTAGTTGTACCCGCTCATGGCCTGCGCGAACTGGTGCGGTGCCATGCCGTAGCGCGACGCCTGCCCCCATTGCGTGGGGTAGCCGAGCCCCAGCAGGACGCCCCGCGCGGTGTCGGATGCGAATATCCTGCTGTCGATATTCGCCTTGTATAGGTCGTTAATCTGCCGGATGACGTCGGTCAGGCTCATGGGGTTGCCGATGGCGTCGAGGTACTGGCTTGCGGCCTTCTGCCAGAGCGGGTCTTGCGTCGGGTTCTTGTACATCCGCGCCATATTGAGCCCCACCATCAGCGGGTTGCCAGTCAATGCCCCAGCGATGGACGGCCCGTAGGCCTTCAGGACGTCCCTCCAGCCGATGTCCGGCTTGAACTGCCCCGCCCAGTAGTCCGGCGAGTTGACCGTCGGGATTCCCCCGCGGTCCGCCCATGGCCCCCCCTGCGCCCGATCGCCCCCGTCCCCCCCCCTGTCCCGTTGCGCCTGCTCCTGCGCCGGAGGCTGCGGGACGGTCGGCTGCTGCAGCCCCACCCATTGAGAGGGCTGCACGTTATAGGCCACGGCGGGAGAACCGAAGAGTTTCGCCATGTATTCCTGCGCCACGTTTGCGATGCTCATCGCTTCGCCTCCCTAATCGTCCGAATCGAGAAAATTGAAATCGTTCGCCGCGTTCCACGTGGGATAGGCCCACCATTCCACGGCGCAGCCGACGGCATACCAGAACGCCGCCGCTGGGAAAAACCGGATGAGAACCGGGAGGACAATGGCGTTGATGCCGAATCCCCCCTTGGCGATCCACGCCTGACGGCTGGCGGGAAGATTCGGCATCGTCCATACCCCCCTCGGCCACGGGGCCAGCCGGAGCCGGAAGGAAAGCCTTTGCCCGAAGGCAAGGGCCACCAGCGCGTGCCCCAGTTCATGGACGAACCACGGGGCAATGAAGGCAAGAAGGTCGTATCCCATCACGCACCTATGCGGTCTTGACGCCGATGTAGGCGAAATAGATGTCCTTCGCGTAGGCCGTTTCATCGGTCTTTTCAGACTTGAGGTAGACCTTCACCGTGTGGGCCTCCGCTGTGAACGGTCGGATTCCTGTACTACTGTTTGTTTTCGTCACGTAGGAACCCGTCTTGCTGTCCAGGAAGTCTGTGGCGACATCGTCTATGTCGAACCGCGCATAAGCCGTGTTCGTTACAGACCCCTTTAACGCAACGGAATAAACCAGGCGCCCAAAAGATGCGGCGGCCGGTGTGAATGTGAATGTCTTTTTAAGCGTGTAGTCCGTGTCGCCAGTCTTGCTGTATTCCGTCGCGTCATACCCCGCGTGGGCCACAACCGGGTTTGCCGCTATGTCCGTGGCGAGTTCAGCGAGGGCCGCTTCCACGTTCGTGGCGGTAATCAGTTCCCCCGTGTCCGTGATATTGATGGTCGAAGCGGAGGTCAGTTCAGCCAAAGCCGCCTCAACGTCCGTGGCGGTGAAGTTCCCCCCTGAGTCCGCCACCGAGATGGCACTCGCCGCGTGCGCTGCGGACGTGTCATTGACGTGAGCGGTGATGTCGACGTGAAGCTCCGCCAGCACGGCTTCCACGTTCGTCCCGGTGAAGTTCCCACCCGTGTCGGCCACGCTGATGGCCGAAGCGTCGTGGGCGTCCTCCGTGTCCGCGACGTGGGCCGCGATGTTCGCCGCCTCCGCGTTGATGGCATTGTAGATGTACGTCATCTCGGCGTTGAAGTACGAGGAAGACGCAGGCGTCTCCCCCTGCGACACCACGTGCTGCTGCGTGTAGGGCAATCCAGACACCCCCTATTCGTTCTGGTAGTCCCCTGCCGTGCGCCCGAGGACGGCCCCGGAGAGGGCCATGCCGTTGAAGCGCACCGGGAACGTCCCGGCGAAACCGAATTGCACGTTGGACCCGTGGATGTGGACCCGTCGCTTCTTCTCCACGTAGGAAACCTCGTCCCAACCCACACCCGCCGTGTCCCACGCGAAACTGCCGTCCCATCCCACCGAGGAATCGCCGGACACCGTGACCGAGGACGAAGCCTTGTCAATTTGCCCGTAACCCGTGCGGTAGTAGACCGTCATGCCCCCGCTTCCGCTCCCGGAAAGGGGCGTGTAGCCGATGTTCAGCCACTTGATGAGTTTGTGGCGCATGGAGGCCCCGAAGTCGAAGGCCTTCGTCGCCCAGTTCCACGTGAACGAGGCCGCACCGTCGAGGTAGGCCCCTTCGCTAAGCCGGTAGACATGGCCGTCGGACCCGCCGACATACACGTTGTCGCCGGAGACAAGTGCAATCGTCTTGGGCGTGATGCCGTTCAGCACCCATCGGTGCCATCCCCGTGTCCCGGCGTGGTAGGCGTAGACATCCCGCGAGGTCACGACGTAGAAGTACCCCCGCTTGGGGTCGGATGCGGCCGATACGGGCGTGTAGGTGGTGTAGGAGGGCATGATTTTCAGGGAGAGAGGGAAGGCCTTGGGGTTGTCGTAGTCCCGAATCATGGCGAGGCTTTGCACGCCTTCCTCGGCGCAAAACAGCATGTCCCCGTTGAGGTTGTCGATGGCCTGCCCGGTGACGGCGGCGGTGCCCTCCGACACGCAGGTGAACGTGAAGTCCGTCGGCGTGGCCCCGGTGCAGACCGTGATGGACTTGCGCCGTCCGGCCCCGCCCTTGAAGATGACGGGCATGCCGTCAATCAATCCGAGGCCCGTGATTCGGCCCCCGTCGCCATGCTCGATGTAGGCGAATCCTCCCGTGAGGGGGGAAGCCCCGCCCCAGTCGGAGGGGTCGTTGGCCCCGCACCAGTAGGCGCTGTCATTGGCCCCGCCCACCCAAAGCCGGGTGGACATGGCCTTGACGAAACAGGCGTCCGCAGGAGGGGCGTCGTCCGTCCCCACCACGTCGGCCAAAGTCGTGCCGTCGTAGGACTGCAACGTCCCGCCGTGGGCGATGTAGCACTTGCCGTTGAAGTCGGCAAAGCTGGTCAGGGTGTTCGTGCCGTTCAAGGCCCCAATGGATGTCAAGGCCCCCGTCCCCGCGTTGAGGGAATAGAGGGTGTGATTGGACGACACCAGCGTCTTGGCGACTTCCGGCGAGTAGTAGATGCCCTGTATGGCCTTCGTCGTGCCGTCGGTCGTGACCTTGGCGAAGCCCGGACGGGTTTCGTACTCCCCCGTGGGGGAGAGCCACATGTTGGATTCGTTCGCCACTTCGTTGTCCGCGATGGAGACGCAGTTCAAGGCCCGGTTGAGGCCCCCCGCCATGAGGGGGAGGGGGAACTCAAAGGCCTGCTGGTGCTTGCCCCCGTACTTCATCAGTAGTCACTCCTGTACGGCGTCCCGCCCCAGTAGGGCTGAACCACGTCCGGCAGGGGAACCATGTCGGCCAGCATCTCCATCGTCCGGCGTTCGAGGTCTTGCAGGAACTGCGCCTCTGCCGAGGGGTCGCCCTCGTCGATGACGCCCAACCGCATGGTGACGAACTCTTCCATGAGGTCGTCGAAGTCGTCAGGCCACGTGGTGCTTCCGTCCGTCAGGGCCGTGGGCTGTGCGACGTAGGCCAGCCGGTAGGCGTACACGTCGTCCGGGGCCGGGACCATCGCCACCTTGTCCCATGCCGAGATGTAGAACCCCTTGGGCCTGCCGTAGTCGGTGGATTCGTACTCCCCCGCCGGGGCCTGCCCGATGTCGTGAATCGCCCGCTCGTCCACGTGCAGGGACAGCACCCGCTGGATGGATCCCGAAGTGATGGCGTATTCGGAAGTCCCCGCCACGGTGTTCCCGCTCTTCACGGTCTTGACGAGTTCCGGGCGGTGCTTGGCGAACACCCCGTAGACCTTCCGGTAGGCCTTGTTGATGAACGCCAGGATATTGGCGTCGCTGAAACGGTGGCTCTCCACATCGGCAAGGGCCACCCTTATGTTCGAAGTTAGGGTCGCAACGGATTGGGCCATGCTCTCTCCCCCCTCTTAATCAGAAAGGGGAGAGGCCCGAAGGCCCCTCCCCGCTTGATGCTGTGCGTTATGCCGCTACGGTCGCCACGAAGGTGGCGTCTGTGGCGGTCCATCCCCCGAATCCCGTGGTGTCGGGGTCCGATACGGTCAATGTGGCAACCTTGCCTTCCGTCCACGTCCCCTTGGGAAGCGTGACGGTGACGGTGATGGCACCATCGGTCATGTACTGCGCCCCCGCCGCCGGGGAAATGGTGGCATTCGGCGTGTCGTTATCCGCGATCGCCAGCTTCACGGGGCCGTTGTAGCCCACGTGACGCTCCCCATCCGCTGTTTCAAGAGAGACCACCACCGTGTAGGAGATGGCGGCGTTCGCCAAAGCCGCCGCTGAGGGGGCCGCTGTCGCAGGGGTGCAGACGAGCTTGTAGTCCCCGCCGTACACACCCTTAATCATTGCCTTGAAGCCATCGTACCCGTTCGTGTTGGAGTCTGCCGTGTTCGTCCCTGCTCCCGTGCGGAGCCAGTTCGCTATTGCCAAAGCACCCGTTCCAAGCGTCACCCCAGCCATTTATCCCAACCCCTTTTAGGTTTTGTGGGTCAGCCCGTCAGGGTTAGTCGGCCACGGCTTCGGAGTAGACGGTGACGAGTCCGTAGTCCTGCGAATTGAACTGGGTCTTGACGAAGCCCTGGATCATGCCCGTGGCAAAGCCCATCTGGTTGTCGTAGTCGAACTTCTTCTCCACCCAGAACGGCTCCTGCGCCACGGCCCACGCCCCGGCCTGCGCGCCGAGAAGCAGGTTGGAGCAGACGTAGTTACTCCCCGCCGAGATGAACCGGCGAACGGAGGGATGGCTGTGGATGATGACGCCGTCCCACATGCCTTCGGCACCGCTGAACAGCGGGTTCTCGTTCCCGCGAATCCCGGCGTACTCCTGCGCGGCCAGCCACACGGAGTCGGCACGGAGGTCACGCATGGCGTAGGGATGCACGACGAGGATGTAGTGCGGCTTGCCGTTGACCATGATGGGGCGCACCTTCGGGCTGGCCAGTTCGGCCATCCTCTTGGCCTTGGAGATGTACGCCGTGGTGAGCTTGTCGTCGGCGTCGAAGTCGGCGATGGCGCTGTGGTCGGCCGAGCAGTAGATGACCCGGCTGGTGGTCGGGCTGGTGCCAAGGGTCGTGAAGAACTGGTCCTGGATGTACTCGGCCAGCCAGATTTTCAGCTTCTCCTTGGCGTCCTTCCGCATGTCGTAGCAGGCCTGCTGTTCCTCGAAGTTCCCGGCGATGCGGACGGCGTTGCGGATCTGGTTCACCGTGACGGTCTCGGCGTAGGAGGAAATCGCCTCTTCGTACCCCTCCAGCGTGCTGTCGCCGGAAACACCGGAACCGGACAGCTTCGTGGTGAGACCGAAGTTGATGGTGTCGCCAGCCTGTTTCTTGAGGTTGGTCAGCTTCTGGATGACGCTGTTAGGGCCTTCACCAACGAGTCCGTGAGTCGTCCAGAACATCTCGTCCTGGACGTCTTTCCATAGTTCCTTGCTCCAAATCTGGGCTACGAGCCCGGAAGCAACAGTCGTGTCTGCCATCTATGGTTCACTCCCTGTCAAAATCTAGAATTCCCCCCTTAGGAACTTCCTTGCCAGCGCAGGGTTCTTCTGCCGCCACGCCGCGTACTCCTCGACGGACATGCTGGCGACCCTCGAAATGTCGGCAATGGCGTCCGGCGTGTTGCTCCCCTGCACCTGCGTCCCTCGCGGCAGCGCCGGGGGGGTGTTCCCTCTCTGGGGCTGCGGCGCTGACGAGGCTTGCTGCATCTCTGTAGGCTGCTGGGGTGTGCCCTGTGCCCGTGCGCTCTCCCAACGGCCAATCATGTAGGCCTTCAGGGGCGGGTTCTCGTCCATGAGGATGGACGCCAGCCACCTCGCGGCCTCCGGGTTTCCCTTCTGGGCGGCCAGGGCCGCCTCTGCCATCTTTGCCTGCACGGGCGCGGTCACGGCCTTGTAGTCGGGGAAGGCTTTCTCAACCTCCACCTCGGCCTTCGCGATGCGCTCCTGCAGTGCGGCCATCTGCTGCTGAGCCATCATGTGCTGCCTCAGGGGCCGCACCATCTCCTCCGCCTCGGTGCGGATCAGCACCTTGAGGGGATCTTCCTCCACGGGTTCCGGCGCCGGGGCCTGCGCTTCCATCTGCCTGCGCAGGAAAGCCTGCTGTTCGGCCAGGAGCTGCGCCTGCTGCTTCCTCAGCTCGTCCAGCTGGCGGGCATACTCGGCCTCCCGCTCACGGGCTTTCCTCTGGGCCTCCGCAAAACGCTCGTAGGGGATGGCCTTCGGGATGGGCCTGCCATCGTCGGCTTCGTCCGTAACGCCCTCTTGCGGCGGGGCGGGTGCCGGTTCGGACTCTTCCGGGGCTTCCGGCCCGTTCCCGGCAGGCTCGGAGGGTTCCGCCTCGACGGCGTATTTCTCCGCTTCCTCGCCGAGAAGCTCCTTCACCTTTTCCTCGCTGAACCCGTAGACTTCCGGCAGCTTTGCGTTCATGGGTTAACGTCCTCCTAGACGGTAAATTCGCCCTTTGACGGTCGGCGGCACCGAGGTATGAAAAAGGCCCCGTGAAGGGGCCATGTTCGTTATAGGACCGGCTGCCCCCCGGAAATCATCCGGAGGATGTCCTCCCTGGTCGGCGGGGCGCTCCCTTCCGGAACCCCGCCGGGCGGGTTCGGCGGCCCTCCCTTGGCCTGCATGGCCTGCGCCTGCGCGTTCGCCATGGCCTGCTTGATCTGCTCCTTCTGCGGGATGTCCGATGCCTCAAGGATGACGTCCGGAGGGATGGGAACACCCTGCCGTGCAGCCTCCAACAGCTTCCAGAACGCGGCCGTCCTCGTGCTCGGGCTGGTCGGCTCGTCGGAGAGGACGATGTCGAACTCCCACGTGGACACGTCGTCCATGATCGCCGCGATGACCTGCCCATTCTCGTCAAGGTAGGGAACCTGCCCGGTAACGGGGTCCGGCACCGGCACCCTCTCGTTCATGGTGACGAAGTCGACCTTGCCGTCGTCCGTCGTGATGCGGACTGCCATCTCGTGCGTGAGGAACTGCTGGATGAGCCCCTTCCGGCCCCGGTACCCCCACAGCATCCGCATGACCTGCTTCTTCGTCCTGCGGAGGTTGTCGAGCATCCCGGCGATGGACGTGATGGCGGCCTGCTGCTTCAGCTCGATCGCCCGGCCCGAGGCTGATGCCGGGACGTTCATCCCCATCATCTCCTCGTTGATCCCGGAGATCTCCTTGAGGTCGTTCGTGCACGCCTGCTCCACGTTGGCAAAGGCCACGGGAAGCTGCGTCGTGTCGAACGAGACGGGGGGCGTCCCGTTGTACCGCACCACGATGCCGGGCGTGCTCCCCATCAGCTCCATCCTCCGCAGCTCTTCCGGCGACAGGCTCCCCTCCTGCACGAACCAGCCGCGGTTCGCCATCGTGTTGAGCAGGTGGAGAAGCTGGCTCCGCCTCTTGTTGATCTCGCGCTGCGGGTCCTTCAGGTCGCGGACGATCCCCCGCGGGATGTCCCCTTCCCCGTCCCAGTCGGGCAGGAACCACATGTAGGGCAAAAATCCGTGCTCGTAGGGGGACTCCACGTCCTCAAGGATGAGGTCGCCGATGAAGGACGCGACGCGGACCTGCTTCACCCGCACCTTGCGGGTTTCTCCCCACTCGGTCAGCTTCTCCACGTGGGCATGCGTCCTGTACCACATCCGCACCAGACGCACCTTGGAAGTCACGGAGTCGTACCAGTAGTACCGGTCCCCGCGGTCGTCCTCGTCGGAATCGTAGGATGCCGTGATGGCCTCGATGGTGTCCGCATGCTCCGGGAACGCCGCTGCGAGGTCGTCCCTGTCCACCCATTGGGCATCGCACACCCACTTGGAGTCGGACATGTCGTACTTGCGAGACTCCGGGTCGGGGTAGATGTCGAAGGGGCTCCTACGGCGGACGAAGATGTGCCCCCGCCCGGTGTCCTCGTCCCACTCGTAGCCGACCTCCATCCACCCGCGGCCACAGGTGACTCCGTCGTCGAACATCTCGGACTCCTCGTTCAGGAAGTCCGTCTCCTCCAGCACCCACTTCGTCAGGGCAGTAGCCTTCTTCGCCTTCTCGAAGTCGTCGGCTGTCCTTGGAAGCAGGATGGGGTCGTACCGGTTCAGTCGCTGGTACCCTCCCAGCAGCTTCAGCAGCGGTGCAATCTTGTTCAGCACCAGCCCGGGACGCTTCTGCATCGCCAGCGTTGCGAGGTCGGAAGCGCTCCATTGGGCGGTCCCCCACTTGAACCCGAAGTCCTCTACCGCTTCCTCGCGCCACTTCCGGTCCGCGTCCACGGCGTGCCGGAAACGCTCCCTCAGCGCCGCAAGAGTCAGCCCGGGCATGTCAGTTCTCCCCCCTGCCTATGGCGGTCACGTACCCGACCGTCTCCCCGTCGTCGAGGAACACCCCGATGACCCCCGGCCTCAGCATCGCCCACACGTCCCTCTCGCCGCTCTGCTCGTACCGGGTGAAGAAGTCCAGCTCCGGGTGTGTCGCGACAAAAAGCCCCGGAGAGGGAAACCTCAGCCGGACCGCGCTGTTCTTCGTGAGGGAATGCTCCCCCACCACCTTCACGTACTGTCTCGCCATCTAAACGGCCATCCAGCTTCGGCCCTCCACCCCCCTGTCAACCATATCCTCCGACCATGCGTCCCTCGCCTTCGGCTTTTCCGAGTACGGCGACCACGGACGAGTCATCAGCCCATACCGCACCGAATCCGCGCAGTGATCTTCCTCCCTCGTGTTCACGTCCTCCACGCGGAAGGGATCGTAGGTCAGCGCAGGAAGCGTCCGTATCAGGTGCCGGCACGTCCGGAACACCTTCCACGACCCGTCCCTGAGCCGCTTGTGAATCTGGTTCCAACCGGCAAGCCGGTTGTTGTCCGCAGGCATCCAGTGCACCCCGACGCGGGAAAATTCCTCGGCTATGCTCGGCCCCACACCCGTCTTGCTCCAGATGGACGGGTCCGCTACACCGTAGGAAATCGGCTCCCCCTCCTCGATACGCTTCACCTTCTCAGCGACGGCGTCCGCTGTCTCCTGCGTCCCAACGTCCGGCACACCATCACGACAGCCGTACAGCTCCCGGTACGTGTAGATGCACCCGTCCTCGTCCACGGCGTGCCAGTACACCGCGTAAGGCTTGGAGAACCCCCAGTCCATCGAGCGGAACCGCATCCACGAGGACGGGATCGCAAACGGCTCCACCGTGTGATGGTTGTAGTCCCAGTCGCAGAAGGCCTGCCCCTCGAAAATGTCCCAGCTCCCGTCCAGGTACGCCTTCCGCAAGTGCTCCGGCAAACTCCTTAGCCCGTCGATGTAGCTCGCTGCAAGATGCGGGTTGTCCTTCGCCTTTGACTGCACAAAGGCAAATTCGTCCTTGAGGTGTTCCATCTCCGTGGGAAAACTCCGGTCAATCCAGAACCCACGGACCCATTGATGCCCCTTCCCACCAGGGTTCGTCGCCCCGAAGAAACGGGTGTCCTCCACCTCCGGCCACCGAAGCCTCATCCGCAGGAAGTTGAACGTGTTCAGGTCGTTCTTGGTCAACTCGTCCACGGCAATGGCGGCGAACTCCGAGGACTGATACTTCGTCGGGTCGTCCAGGTTCCTGAAAGCGATAGTCCCGCTCCCGAACTCCGGATTGAGGCGGTACTCATGGTCCGCTGTCCGCATCTTCCCCAACCACTCGGGGAATTCAATCTCCACCTTGCTCAACTGCCTCTCCTTGAGAGCGGGATAATCCTCGCAGAACAACCCCACCCTCACGTTCCGGTGACCCTTCGCCGCCCACCGTGTGAGCAACCAGACAAGGGTCCAGCGGAGAATATAACTTTTCCCGCCGCCCATCGCGCCCCCGAACAACACGTACCTGTGACGCACCACCGCCCGCATGAACTCCTTCTGCCTCGGCGTCGGCCTGATGATGTCCCTGACCAGGTCTACCTTTCGCTCCGCCATCAGGGAGACCCCCTGCGCTTCAGCTTCACCAGCGCATAGGCCAGCTTGTTGATGGCCTGCTCGACAAACTCATGCTCAAGGGAATCGTTCGGCACCTTGCCCTCGAATGGCGAAAACATCACGTGCAGGAGTTCATGCACAAGGGATTGCTCCATGTCCGCAAAGGCTTCATCGGCCTTCACTCCCGGCGTCACGTCACCCCACTCCACCAGCTTCACCGAAGCCCGGTTCCCACCGAGGTGGATGTCCGCGTTCGCCAGCTTGTCTCCGAGGTCGTAACCCCTCACCAACTCCGGCCTGATGTCCCAGTCCCCTATGCGGAGTTCGTGCTGCCACCACAAGCAGGCTTCTTCCAACTGCTCGGCTGTCTCGTATACCATGTGAACCTCCGAGGCCCCTTTTAGGGGCTGGAAAAATTTGGGGGTACCCCCCTGGTACTGCTGAAAAACAGGGGCATTTTAAGGGGCAAATTGTGTGAAGGGCAGTCTTGGGGGGAGGGGGGAGGGGTGTTGACACCGTACCCCCCCTGCGCTACCGTGTCCGTGTACAGCGAGAGGGAGCCTCTCATCCCCGCCCTTGCGAGCGAAAGACTCCCCCAATCGTCAGTCCCAGCTCGTCAGCCAGGCCTTACACGTCCACAGCCCTTTATCCTGAACCCTGCTACACAGTTAGCCCTGCCTAGTATCCTTAGCCCTTACTAACACAACGTTATCACAACCTAAGACATGTTATAGGACAGGTGAGGGGTATTTACACGGGGTGTTATCCACAACAGGACTAAACTAGGCTTACATTGCCTGGCTTACTCTGGGCTATTGCCTGTATCCTCTACGTCATCAGGGACAGAGAGAGTAACACGGGATGTAGTCTCTATTTCCTGCTTGTCAACCCAACCGGCGTTGTTCTTCAGCCAGAAGATGCAACCGATGGTAGGTTGGCCGCTCTTGAGCAGCTTTTCCTCGATCTCTGCGGTCACTATGTCCCTGGCGTTCTTTACGGTGGAGTAAAACTCGTCCCTGTCAGCATAGTTCAGCAACCCATGTCTTTCCATACCGAGAGCATTAGCAAGTCCCTGCATGGTCTTGGGCTTATCCCTTTCCTCACAATAGGCAAAGTACTTGTCTATAGCTTCCTGCATCTCTTCAGGAGAGTTATAGAGTCTTGGTCTCCCTCCTGCATGTCTAGGTTTAGGTACTGCCATCTTCTACTCACCTCCTGGAGTTGTTATCTAGTCTTAAAGACTCTCTGAGAGCCTCACAGACATGCTCTCTTTTGTTTCAAGGTCACTTTATACCTAGAGAATACCTAATGTCTTAGAACCTAGAACCTAAAAGAGAGTCAAGTGAAAGGGGTTCAGGTTTTAGTTAGGTTTAGCCGAGTTGCGAACGTTGCCGAAGCCACCGTGTATATTTTATCCATGCTGGATTCCACTTTCACCCACTTGACAGCTTTTGTGCAGGTGGTAATATTGCATCATCAGCTAGACGGGAACTTGACAACCTGACAGGGACGCAAGGCCGGGACCCTTGCGGAAACCATCAGGCGAAGCGCACAAACAAAAAACTTTGGAGGTGTTAACCATGTTGGAGAATTTCACTCCTGCGAGTATCACCCAAGAACTCATTGAAGCGGTTGCGGATTATCTCGTTGCTAAGGCTAAGGCTCAAGTCCTTCGGGAACAAGTTGATGAAATCCAGAACGAAATCTTCAAAAGTTTCGAGTTTTACGATAGCGAATCAAATGAGAAAATCGAATCCCCGAAATGGATTTATTGCTCGGATGACGACGAAGGCGCAAAGCAGTTTTACAAGGCTTGCCACGAGGCCGAAGTTAAAGCGGGAGTCAAACCCCTCAACATGGACCCGGACTTTTGCCCCGCTCTCGTCGCGGAAAACGAAATCACTAAAACCGAGAAAAGGATTTGCAACGAGTCAGCGAAAGTCTTAAAGATGGGCTTCGACGGTGAAGAACTTTTCAACAGGTTACTCTGTGCAGGACTTGGAAAATATAACCAGTGGATTGAACTTGTTGCCGGGCTTACTCTGGCAAGTGCGAAAGAGAGGTTAGCATAATGGAAAAAACAATTAGTTTCCGCCTCGAACTCGAACTCGCAAAGCGCTTTAAAATCGCCCTTATCACCAAAGGCGAGACCGCCCAGGCTGTACTGGAAAAAGCCGTTAAAGCTTACGTAGAAAAAAACTAGGAGGGTGAAGAAAATGAAATTTGCGAATGGCAAGCCTTGCGGTATCGTGGTAACGATCGAGCCTAAAGACATAGTGCGCGTTGCGCAAGAGGGTATTAGCAACGGTTATGCGATCATAAGACGGGATATGATCGTGGGCATAAAGTACCCCAATAGCCAGCCCGAGAATGCCCCGTCGATAACCGAGCTGAAACGTTGGGAGGTAACCGGCGAATTGCCGACAACGTGCACGGCCAGCATGGACAGCTTTTTTACAGCGCCAAAAGTGGACGACGTTGACCTAATTACGACGCCACTAACGGCCCGCGTCAATGATATCGATTATCTAATATACTCTAGGTCAGACAATCGCAAGCCCGTTTTTGTGGACGCAAGGCTTAAGGCATTACTTGACCTGGGCGACGTTATGCAAAAGGCCGACGACGGCGAAAATGGGATCATCCACGTCAGGCAAGGCGGTGATATCGTCGCCGTTATGATGCCCTGTAAGGTCAGGCCCGGAACGCAATGGATTGACGTTGCAAGGATCGATTGGGACGCGCTGAAAGACCTGGAGGATTAACACCATGCTCAACGTACTAACGATCACCGAGGCCGCACCATTGCTCGGCTACTCTCGCGCCCATGTCGTGAGACTTTGTGAGAGCGGCAAATTGCCGGCACGAAAAACCGGCAAGGTGTAGTTGATCCACGTGGACGACGTGAAAGCATACGGCCGTAAACGGCCTATAATCCGATAACTGGAGGGATTGACGATGACTAAGACATATCGCGTTAACGTGTTTTGCGGCAGCGGCAGCGACGGCAGCAGCCATCATAACTACAGCACCATAGAGCAGGCCCTCGCGAAGGCATATAGCGAGCGGTCTCCCCACGCATCGGTCATCGCGTGGATGATCGACGGGGCCCGGAATGTCTGCCTCGTCAATTATGACGGGATCGACCGCGTCGAGGCAGCCGCATATCTCGTGCATGCCGGCGAGGCCGGCAATGAACAAGGGCACCTTGTCGGCGCGTCCCCGTCATTGCGCGGGGCGCGTCAGATCGCGGGGCGCGCCCGCGGCGAATACGGCGGCGATGGATGGAGCCTGATCACTAACGAGGCGACTGGCGAGCGGTATATAGACGGCCGCACGAAATTGTAAAGGAAAGCTGTCCCGTCCACGACACGAAGGTTTTAGTTTAAGGGGGGGGCGAAAGCCCCCCCAAACGAAAAAGGAGGCGGAGCTATGGACAAGGACAACACCAGGCAAGTTAGTTTCAAACTTGCGGAGACGGACTTTATCGCCTTCCGGATCGCCCTGGTCCAGCGGGGGGAAACCGCACAGGCTGTACTGGAAAAAGCCGTTAAAAACTATCTTAAGGAGGGGAAAACTATGGAAAACAAAACTTACGCAGTCCTCGCGAATGACGGTTGGGAAGCTGGGAACCAGTTTGACACCGTAACGAATTACCCGCCCTATAACGGATTGATTATCGTAGGTGACATTACCGAAGCGGAACTCGAAGCTGATGATGATGTTATCGAATACCGCGAGGTTGAGGTTATCGATCCCGGCAAGGCAAAGAAGAGCGATTATTTCCCGGAGGGCGATGTAATGGGATACGCAATCCGCTTCTAAGTTAAGATTTAAAACACAGGGGCCCTTCGGGGCCCCTTTTTTTGCCCTATCGTCTCCCCGGATGCGCCATAATGCGATCTACCGGGCAATCTTCGTATGGCTCACGGTATAGCCTCGACAACTCCAGGCTGTTCCCGCACTCAGGGCAAGTATCTCCAGGTGAGGATGCGCCCTTGAGCCTGGCACCACAGACAACGCAAGTTTGGAGCGGCTTCCTCCGAAATGCCCGCGCGGTACGCATCCACTCACCTCCTGAGTCTGGGCATAAAAAAACGGGGTGCCGTTAGGCAACCCCGTGTATTAGACCGTCCAATTTCCAACGCCTACGCAACTTTTGCCAAAGCCGGAGTAGGCGGGTTATCCGGTCCATGTATCTCACACTCGCAAATCCAATGCTCCAACTCGTGACCGAGCCAGTTGATTTTAACCTTGTGCATCTTACGGCCACAGGCGAAGCAATAGACGTTGGATTCGGACTCTTCTAGCGCCTCTTGAACCCAATTCCCAACAGGCTTTATAGAGCGAACCTCCTTCATTGCACAACCTCCAAGATTAAGACATAAGGGCCAGCCCGTTAAGGCCGACCCTTTCCCTTGTTGAGGCTATCCGTTAATCGGACGCTTGCGACCGAGGCCCCGTAAACCAGGACGAGGCCGGATAGCCCGTGTTATAAATCCCTGCCTTCACACGGAGGGCCACAGGGATGAAACCCTGCGGGGATTAGCAAAGACCCCGCACGTTTGAGCGTCACCACCAGGCTAGCGCGGGATAGGCTTGCGGGGTTCTTCCTTCATCCCTTCCACGCTAACATTATACCCCGGATTTGATTACCGTGTGTCCCCTAAAAGTACCATAACATTTAGGCACTTGACAGTTTAATAGTCATCATGTTATGGGCCTCGGCAAAGCTGGCTAAAGCCTCATCCCGCAAGCGGTAATAGTGTGTTTTCGATACCATCACCCTGTCACACACTTCGTCAATAGGCAACCCCCCGAAGTACCGGCAGGCTATCAGGCTTCGCAACCGCACGGGCAACCCGGCTAACGCCACCTCGATTATCCTCACCTCATCGCTCCACTTCTGAACCTTGTCAGAGAAGCGGATCCGCTCGTATAAAGCTTCTTCTGCCTCAAGTATCTTCTGGGCCACCGCGAGAGCCACACCACCATCGACACGCTCCCCTTGTGACGGGCAGGACGGCCCCCCCATCATCCTGATCCATTCGGCCTGCTTATTCCAAGCCTTGACCTGTTCAGCCATCGCCAGGGCAAGCCGTCTCTTCATGCGGGGATACTCCCGGAGGATCCGCTCGGCCTTCTGCAAGTCCTCCCTGCTCGGCTCAATCTCCAAGACCTGCTCATACAACCCCCGCAAATCGCCCATGAGGGATTGCAAGTCGCTAACCAACATCGGGGCCATCGTGTAAGCTTTGTTGGTTAGCACGCCGACCTTGTTTGATAGCGTCAAAACCTGTTCGCTCACCAGCACTAGGCTTGCGCCTCCTTCCAACGCTTCACGGCCTCGGCTAGTTGCTCCCATGCTTCATACCACGCATGTTCCGCACGTAACATCGTCTCTGTACCTATCAAATCGTCAGGCATGTCGCTAAAAGCCGTCATCGTCTCATACCACTCCACGGCGCACCGGACTATATCGTTTTTAGCCATCTCTGCGATGAACGTCTTGCGGTAGTCAGCCTGTATCTGTTCTAACTCCCCCGGCGCCATTACTCGGCCTCCTTCCGTCCACACCAAGGGCAAGTGCCGGTTTGCCGTGCTTGCACCTCATACCAGCGACCACACCCGCATTTCACCCGTCTAGGATAGTCAGATAACCGTATCTTCACCGGATACATCACGGGGTCATCGTATTCAGGTCCGCTCATGCTTCGGCCTCCACGCCTTTAAGGATGTCATCGAGCCTTCGCCCGATGGCCTTGCAAACCACAGCCTCCTCCTGCAAAAGAAACTCATCGGCAAACGCATCCAAGATGTAGGATATGCGTCCCCGGAGGCTCAAATCCTGCAAATCCCTCAATGCGCTGACCAACTCCCTTTCGAGTGTTGTCATACCGTCACCGCCTCCCTGAACAAACTCGGCGTCGCCTCCGCGACCCGACGACGTGCTATCTCGCAATACTTCTCTTCGAGTTCAATCCCTATGAAGCGAAAACCCTCCTTGAGTGCTGCTAGGAGGGTTGAGCCGCTACCTGTGAACGGGTCAAGCACGACTCCGCCCGGTGGAGTTACGAGCCTGCAAAGGTACTGCATCAGAGCTTGAGGTTTCACCGTGGGATGGTTGTTCCCCTCGCCTCGTTCGGACGAAGAGGCTTTAGCGCAGTAGAAGAAGCGTGAAGCGGAACCGGAGTCGCCTCCATAATTTCCGCTAATCTTATTTGGCTTTTTGTCATGGTTCCCAACGCCGAAGGAGTTACCAGAACCATGCCCTGGTAGTAGTTTCCCGCTCTTCGTCTCAGGAAACACCGCCAGCACTTCATCGCTTCCATCGTGGATGAGGTTGGCGGGGAAACGGCCCCCTGCCACATCGCTACGGTCGAATGTTGTGCGTTCGGGAGATGCAACCGTGTACGAACTCGGGTTATATCTCTCCCGCCCATTGTTCGTGCGCCCCAAAACTTCCTTGGTTCCCACCCGGCACCCGTCAATGTTCAGCGCACCCGTGCCATGCTCAAGGACGTTCTGTGCGACCGTGCCACGGAGAGGCTTCCGGGCCAGCACGATAGGCTCCCATGCAGGTTTCAGGGCTGTGCCCCAACCCTGCCATTCGCCTTTCAGGTTGAGGCTCTTCGGGAACCCGCTCCCGTACAACCATCCGAGGCAATCCCGGATTCCCCACCCGGCATCCTCGATGGCGCACATGAGGCGATGGTGCGTCCTCGTCCCCCCGAACGCCAACAAATGCGCCCCCGGCTTCGCAACCCGCAGGGCTTCCCGCCAGAACGCTTCCCCCGGAACACCGTGGTCCCAACCATTCCCCATGAAGGACAACCCATAAGGCGGGTCCGTGACGATTGAATCAACCGAGGATTCGGGCATGGAGGCCATAACTTCAAGGCAATCCCCGCAGATAATCCGGTCAAGATAGTCGCTCATAAGTTCACAGCATCCCTTCTCGGCCTGACCGAGGTCGCCCGCCTCTTCCTAGGCCTGCCGGCCTCCGACTCCGCAGGTTCCAACTCCCATATCCATATCCGCGTTTCCGGCTCCACCAGGTCGCCGTCCAGTACCCGCACGGCTAAGGACATGTCCACCTGGCTGTCGTCCACCCACACCCCGGCGTGCGTCAGCGCGTCCCACAACGCCTTCTTGCGGTTGTCCAAGTCCCACCGCTTGCGATCCCTCACCGTGAAGCATGTCAGGATGGCGATCTTGCCGGCCAGCGGTGCCGTCCTGCGGTAACCGTGGCGGACCAACGGGATCACGTCCTTAATCCATCCCTTGCAATCGGCGGTCATGTAGAGGCCGGGGCCGTGTGGTCTTGTGCGGTACGAGTGATTGACTGTCGGTGGTAATCCTGGGAGTGTGATGCTTGCTACGGGTTGCCGTTGCAGGGTTGCGGTGAGAGTGCCGATAATCCTGAGCGGTTCGGGCGGGTCAACTAGTTTAGGGTCACACAACGTCAGGCCCCCTCGGCGGGTTCATAAGTCTGCTTGAAAATATCCGGTTTACACGGGTAGAACTCGCCTTGAACACCCTTGATGATATAATCGTCTTGGATTGCGAGGTGTTCCCCTTCAAGTGTGTGAATTAGCAACCCAATGCGGTTGAACCCGTCCTTGAACAAATCGGAATACTCGCTCGATGTGTCGCTTACCCAAACACCACGCCCAAAGTAGGGTTGGGTGATGAAATCGCAGATTTCACCCCATGTTTCCCACCTTAATTGAACCGCCTCGATAACCACAGGCTTTTTGCGGTACTTCGCCATCCCCTACACCCCCACCCTTACGGCTGAAATCTCGCCTTCCCGCACCACGGGCCACTCCTGCAACATCCGCAGGGCCACGACTGCGACGTCCATCGTCTCGGCTCGGATGCGCCCAATCGACCGCTCACGGGCGTATATCTCCTGCCCCAGCTCCCCGACCTCCTCCAGCAGGACGGAGTACGCCTCGTGGAGCGACGCATATTCACCGTACAGCTCCGTGACGTCCTCGACGCGTGATTTCAGCTCCCGCATTAACTTACGCAAGGCACTCGACCTCCTCGATTTCCAGCCCGACCAATTGCCCCTGCGTGAAGCACCGGATACCGTTGCTCGTCTCTATGGCCCAGTTGATCCCGTACCGCCCAACGCAGGGGCCGGAGTACACGACCGGCTTTGCTTTGCCTTCGCATCCCGCCACCCCCAGCCACGTCCTGCCCGTGTCGGTGATCCGGTAGACCCGGCCGACCTCCAGCGCCGGGATCGGCCTTCGGGAGACCTGGTGCAGGGCCTGCACCGGACGCCCAAGCTGTTCCCGCTTCCTCGCCCGAAACTCGTTCTGCACGCTGTTCTGACACCGCTTGCAGTAGGTCGCCAACCGCCACCCCTCCGGCATCTTCCGGAGGCGGAACGCCTCACGGGATGGCAGGGTCCGACCGCACCTCGGACATCGCTTTGTATCCCCATGGTGGGCGATGGCCTCCGCCCACGCTCCCTCCGTCCGCTCTAGCATCATAACCCGACCCCCCTAGAACGGGATGTCTGCGTCATCTTCGCCACTCTCCGGCTCCTTGACATACCCGTTGGCCTTGTCGCGCCCGTGCTGTGTCTGCCCGTCGTGGAGTTTCAGCGTTCCACCCTGCTCGAAGATTAAAACCTTGTTGTAAATCTTGCCCTGATACTCGTCGGCAGTCCACACGCCAACGGCATCGACTCCCCGCACCCCGCCGGTCAGGATCTCGCCAGCCTTTTGGGCCATGGAGCCAAAGGCCACGCAGTTCCAGAACGTAGTCGGACCACGGTCGAACCCGCCGGTTGCGTTCCTCTTGTCGGTGCTGGTCATGAGCGTAAATATCGCTATGGGCTTGCCGCTCTGACTGTCCTTCAACTCGGCTGGTTTGTGACAATATGCATTCTCGATGTGGATCGTCGCTTTCCCTGACATTACAGACACCTCCTGATTTGCGGCTCTAGGCGTTGAGCCATCTGTCTAACCTCGCGGTTGCATTCCCACGCCCGTACAGTTCGGGCGGCCATCCGGTTGTCCATCCCGACCATCTGCGCCGCCCAGTCCAGCCTATTCAGTTTTGATGCCGCCACCAGGAGAGCGGCGTTTCCCTTCGTCACAGTTTATCCACCTCCACGAACAGGATCCCTTGCTCCAACTCGCACGGCTCCGGCTCAGGGATGGGGCTGTGCCCGTAGCAATGCTCACCCGGCACGCTAAGCACCCCCTTGTTGCACGACCACGTTTCCCTATCCCACGAGAGGCAACAGTAGCAGTCGGCGCAGATGCGTTCAGGCATCCCCCAACACCTCACGGGTTTTGGCTCTTGCTACCTTAACCAAATCGAAGGCATACCCACCAAGGAATGATGGGGCTTCCCCGCTCTTCCATTCGTCTACTGCTTCGGTAGCCTCCATCATCTCCCGCAACGCCTCGCGCAGGCGGGCGTTATCGGATTCAAGGGCGGCCAACCGCCCCTCGACTTGTTCCATAGTGAAGTCGGTGAGAAACCACTCGCCGGGGTATTCGACCTTGCGGTATTTAGCAATTGCCATCACTCCGCTCCCCCTTCCACGGCCTCCTGCGGTATGTCGGGCAGTCTATGCCATTCTCTTGCAGGTATATCGTGCTCCCAAAGGCTTCCATCGTTACAGAGAGCAAAGACTTGGGGGGAATGATAGTCACCCCCCTCAGCCCAATCAATTGCGGCTATCTGCACAATCTTCCTCATTTCCCTTCGCCCCCTTCCTCTTCCCCCTCGCCCAAAATGCACATTTCAATCCGCTCAAACTGCTCTATCCCGCGACTCTTTCCCACATAACGGGGTTTGAGTTTCCTGGCTTGCTCCGGGGTTAGTTCAATCTCTACAACCCTTCGCGTCGGTGGACATTCGAGCTCCAAAGGCATCAAATTGACCATCGTGACATAGAGTTTCATTACTCCGTTCCCCCTTCCACAGCTAGGAGTAATTCATTTCCTGTCTCCGAGATTTCCAGCATCGTCCCGGTGCGTCTCGCCTTCGCCCATTTCTCCGCCGCCCGGACGATCCGCGACAGGCGGTTGTGTTTCTGTGCATTTTCGTCGTCAATTGGGCCTTCGTATAAACACTCTGGGTTTTTGCAAAGAGTACTTAACGTCCCAAGGCTATAACGGAGCTCGCTACCACAGAACGGGCACGGCTCAATCTTCATTCCTCCACCTCCCGGCCTGTCGGCCCTTAGTTAATCCCGCCCATCGCGGGAACCTCAAAGACGGCCTGTTGTGGTTTCTGCCGTAGCACCTCCGCGCTTCTCCCCGTGAATGTCATCGAATGGCCCCGGTACTCCAACGCGAAGCTTTTCCCGTTCAACCCCCGGCGGTTCTTGGCGATGGTGAGAACCAAATTCGAATGTCCGTCTATCGGAGCATCCTTCAAGAGGGAAAACACAAAGTCAGCCCTCTGTTCGACGATTGAACCCCCCATCCCGTTGCCAGTAGTTACGCCGTTGCGCTGGTTGATCTTTTCCATCCTGCTCATCTGGTTTAACAAGAAGAACGTTATCTTGTCACTCCTAGCCAGCTCCTTGATTACCGGCATTACCGCTCGCGTGCACTCAAGCTCGGACTGGTAGCCGTCTACAGCTGTGAGGTAGTCGATTACAACGACGTCTGGGATCTCGGTCCTGATAAGGTCGACCATCCTCTTGAGCGTCCATTGCCCGTCTACGATCAGGAAACGCCCGCCATATTCGTCGAGCGCTTCGACCGCCTCCATGTATTCGTCCGTGCCGGCTACCATCTGCGCCATGGCCATCCTCTCGGAGCAGTCCATCTTGGCCATGATGCGCCTCAACTCTACCTTGCTCGCCTCCATGTCCAGCGAGAAGTACAGCACCAGCCCCTGGGTGTGTCGCAGGTAGTCGTCGATGGCATGGAGCGTGAGTGAAGTTTTCATTGAGCCTTCGCTTCCGACGAGGACAGCGACCTCGCCGGGGTAGATCCCGCCGGAATACTGTTCGTCCACGCCGGGGATCCCAAGGCGGAACTGCGCCATGTTCCCCCACGACTTCACCTCCGCCACCAGCCTCGCCCGGTACTCCGCTGGGTCTGTGATGACGACCTGCTTGACGTCCTTACTGACCTCTCTGAGAGCGGTGCGGACGGCCTGTTTGATCTCGCTCCTGCTCAGCTTGGAGGGGAGTTCTATCGTGTAGGTAATGGCACGGATTGCATCGAGAGGGGCAAAGCCCATTGAGAGCAGACGCCTTGCTTCTTCCGTGGCTCGGTCTAGCGAGATATCCTTCAGCACAATAGGATCCAGCTCGAAGTCGGTCATCGCCACTCACCTACCACCTGGAACTCAGGAATTGAAGGCTCTTCCTTCGGGAGCTTCGAGACGGCATCGGCCTCTGCCCTCTTAAGCCAGTTGAGTGCGAAACGCTGGAAGTCCTTGTACTTCCCCTTGGGTTGTCGGACGAGCCATGACTGCATCCGCATCAACTCTTCCGGGATGTTCACATGCGGGTAAAGCATTCCCCAACGGGCAATCGTCTTTAAGGCGGTCTCGTCATCAGGGAAGGTCTCAATTGGCATGTCGTGAAGGAGGTCGAGGAGGGGTTGGTACTTACCCTCTTCTCTTTCTTTACTTTTATTTTCTTTTCTTTTCTTTTGCGATGTGGTATCCATACCGTTCCCATAGGGTATAGATACCGTATCCATACCATCTGCATAGGGTATCGATACCATATCCATTTGTTGGCTACCGTCGCCTGTATGTTTACAGAAAGCCACCAACTCCTTATCCTTGACGCTGGTAAGTTCATTCTCAATGCGGGTCTGGACTTTAGGTGATGAAGTGGTGTTGTATTTCGCCCAATTCTTGATCGCAATCTCGCGTGTTGTCGGGTTGTACTTCACCTTTCCCGTGGCTTCAAGGCGGGCTATCAACTTCCCTATCGTGCCAGTGTTGTACCCCGTCTCAAAGGCCATTGTCCTGATGGCGAGTTCGTAAATCCCGCATTGTGACGTGTGTTCGTTGGTCAGGAGGTAGAGGTAAAAATACCTATCCTCCGGCGACATTTCAGCCATATCAGGATCGCTCCAGAAACGGCATCGGATGTAACGGTAATCAGCCATCTCTAAGAGACCCCCTCCTTGTCGAACATGTCCATAGGGAACCGCCTCATGCGACCGTCCTTGCAGAGGACGTAAGCCACGCCGTTCTCAATTCTATCCAGGTGGAATCGGTCACGTTCGCAAATCGCCACGAGGCGAAGGACGGATGTTCCGCTAAGTGGTTCTGCCATGTTCACACCCCCAATCGTAAAGGGGGGATTGCTCCCCCCTACCACCTCGCTATCGTCCAACTCACCCGCCACGTCCGCTCCGGGCGGTCAATCCCGTCCACGTAATCCGAGGCTATCCAGTACAAGGCCATCGCCGTACCCGCTCCCCATAGCCACCGTGCCAGGGTGGGGTTGCGCCTGTAAAGGTATTCCGTTCCTAGCCCGTATCCCACGTTCAGGGCCATCATCTGCCCGTCCGAGGGATGCTCCCCGAAGAGAGCGGTCAGGGCCGGGTTGATCTCATGCATCCCGTTCGCCTGTTGATGCGAAGCCCATGAGAGGGAGAGGCTTGACGACACCCAGAACAGCGTCCGTAGGGTGTTGTCGGACAACCGCAGATGCCCGTAGCGCACAAGCTGAACGAGTGCGCCACCCGCCACGGTCGCCAGCAAATCTTGCGGGTCGAACTCGCCACCGGATAACTCGTCATAGCCTTCCTTGAGTGCACCAGCGATTGCGGAGGCAAGCAAGCCGTCCTCTTCCGCAACGTAACTGACGAGGCCCCCCGCTAGAGCGTGGAGGGCCTTGTCGTTGGCGTATGCGGTTGTCGTGATACAGAGGCTAATCAGGAGGGCGCAGAGTAGGCGTTTCATCGCCGTAATCCTCATAGGCCCCGACGAGCGATTCTGTAGAAACGATGTTCCACGCTTTCACGGCATCATTTTCAGTGTGACAATGTGGCCCTTGGGCCAGACAGTCGCATTGGACGTAATACTTCCTCTTTACGCCGACGTTCTCGGCGAGAGTCACCCCGTGAGACCCGCAAAACGGGCATGGCTTAATCCCCATCGTCATCATCCCTTTCCGCAAGCACCCATTTCTTACACTTGGGGCACCAGACGGACTGTCCAATAAAAGCGGGGCCAAGGTCGGCCCCGCATTTCGGACATGTCACGTCAACGCATTCCCGTTCCTGCCCCGGCATTATCTAGTTCACCTCCTGACTGTCTCTCTTCGACAGCTCCTCGGCCATCAGGCGAGCCAGCTCATCGATGTCGTCCTGCCCCATGTCCTTGAGGCCCATGCCGAGCCTCTCTTTAGCCCATGCCTGCACCTCGGTCTTCTTCCAGCCGAGCAGTTCGGTCAGCTCGGAGACCTTCGACCAGTCGGGGCGGAACTCCGGTTCCTCCCGGAGCGATTTCGCCGTCGATGGCTGTGCAGGCACGACATCCACCACGTATTCCGCGTTGGAGGCCTGCCCCATCTCCTCCTGCGTGTACAGGCCGGACAGCTCGAAGGGGAACGCCTTGCGGAGCGCCAGCGATTCGGCGCACTTCGCCAGCATCAGGTCCGGCATCTTCGCCCATAGCGGCGTCGGCTTCCCCTCCTTGTTGGTCTGAACGTACCCCTTATACAAAGCGACCGCCCAGAGCGGCTCCCTGAAATCGCTCCTCAGCACCGCCACCTTCGCTGCCACCGGCGGGGTCGGCTTCAGCCAGACGTCGACCCACTTCCCGTCCTCCCCGCACCACAGGGGGCCGAGCTGGCCGGCGTATTTCCCTGACCGCTCGGCGATCAGCCGTGCCCCGTCGATGGAAATTTGCGGGGTCATGACTTCCTTGCGCTGGGCTGAATCCCAACGTTTAATGAAATAGATTTGACGCGCGAACGGGTCAAGCTGTGTTCGCTGGACGATCTGCACGGCGAGCGCGAACTCGTCGTCGCTTGCCCCCTTGCAAACCGTGTTTTTTAGGAGGTCGAGCTGTTCCCTCGTCATGCCCCCAGTAGCAAGGGCCGTTTCCTCTTTGTGTTTCGCAAGTGCTGTCGTCATCCATATCCCCCCCTAAAGCTCATACCGGGACGTGACCCAAGCCATGTTGGCCCGGTCCTCCCATCCGGCGTGACATGCCGGGAGCCCGAAGCGGGCTTCCGCCCGGTTCAGCTCTCGGATCTTTTCCGGCGTCAACTCAACGCCACTCCAGTCTGGCCTCCAGTCCCTCGGCGGAATCGGCGTCGCCCCTTCCGCCAGCTCGAACTCCCAGCAATGCTGGAAGATGTCCGGCGTCCGCTCGCAGGGATAATACCGGCAACAGGAACAATCAGGATGCTCCATCCTCGTCCTCCTCCTCCTTCGCCATCGGCAACGGGCACCACCACGGGATGTTCTCGGCATCCTTCACCCGCCTAGGTAGTGCTAACTCCGGGGCCTCGCACTCACGGGTGAAGCGGTTGTAGCACCCGCACTCCCCGCAACTTTCGATGGTGCAAACCACCTGTCGGGGCACCATCACCTACACCTCCACGCTACCCTGCACAAAAACTCCTTTTGCTTCCCGGTCAGTAAGTAATCCAGTTCGTGGTCGAGGATGAGGCATGCCGTAGCCCGCCGATCCTTCTCCCACGCCGCCCGCATCAGGCGCACCACGGTGCCTTGCGGGAACAAGTCAGCATCGTACTCCACGTTCATGCCCACACCTCCTGGTCCAAATATTCGGCCAGCCTGGCCGCCTGCCATTTCCGCTCGCCCACCCCAGCGGCCAAAGCGGCGGCCCCAGCGGCGGCCCAAGCGGCGGCCCGAGCGGCCCAAGCGGCGGCCCGAGCGGCCCAAGCGGCGGCCCCAGCGGCGGCCCAAGCGGCGGACAGTTCTTCCTCCGTGGCCTGTCCGCTGGCATACCGGCGGGCGGTTTCGATGGCCTGGCGTGGCCTCATGTCGCTCGGATGATCCCGCTCGTAAAGATAAAGGACGTGTTCCGCGCAATCGCAGGCAAACAACCGCGCGGTTCTCTCGTCCCATGCGGTTTCCCTGACCAGCCGGACCCTCCGCGCAACCCATTTGTCGCGGTCGGAGGATTCGACGAGTTCCCCGTCCACCTCGGCCACAAAGATTCTATCGTTCAGCCACTGCGGCAACTGCTCAATCGTGGCCAAGTGGTACCCGTTCCTGCACTCCACCAGCGGACCCGCAATCTCTGGTGTCCATTCGCCGGGAGTCCACGTGCCATCCTCATTTTTGACAGGCAAACTCCACTTGAGGGAGCCGCCGTTGCAGGAACAACCGTTAGCGTCTAGAACCTTGTAGAACACCATCCCCTCTCGCACCTACATCACCCCCACAGCCTGCCAGAACGCGTAAAGCAGGTTAAGCGCCTGCCAAATCAGCCACGGTGTCGCCGTCACTATGGCGATTGCGATCATTGCCTCAACTACGTCCGCCCATCCGTTCATCGTTTTCGCCCCCTCATCCGCGGTCCCTGACGTGACTCTTCAATGCCGGAGTTTATAAGCTCCTCCATCGTTGTCCCAAGGAAGCGGGCGATGCGTGCCAGCAGGTCGGACCTTGGGACGGACTTCCCCCTCTCGATATTGCTGATGGTCCGCCAATGGCACTCGACGCCCTTGGCTAGCCCCTCCTGGGTGATCCCCCGCTCCTTCCGGAGCTGCCGCATCCGTGATCCCAGACTCATTTTCGGGATCCCCCCTTATCATCAGACTGTTGATTCGCGTTAGACTGCCCGTCATCGCGGGGCGCACCGTAGTACCTCGGCCCACGGGTCTCATCGCGCCTGACGCTAACCCCCGCTACAGGGCCATTTCGGACAGTCCCGGCCCCCTGTTCTCTGGCTTGGGCCGGTCGGGCCATCAGGTTGTCAAGGTTCGTTGCCCCTCAATGGGACGCTACGATGGTAACACCTTGTTGTATGGTCTTCAATAGGGCCAAGGGCCTATTCTGAATTATCATGTTAGGACTAGGGTATTATATTTTAGCTGAAATAAGTTTTTGTCTATAACTAAAATATGGGGAGAGAACCGGGTGGATGTTGCATGATGTTCTGTTGAGGGGAAATGCGTGGGTTGCAGGGGGGCAGGCTTACGAAGTACAGCATAGGGGGGGGATTGACGGATCGATTGGGTGAGCGTACCCCCGCCGCCTCACGACGACGGGGGTATACCATGCTTTAAAACGGCCTATTTATACGGGTGGGTGGTATATGCCTATACGAGACACGTCTGCGGAAAGTTTGATATGTCTGCGTGGACGCTAGGCCCCTTATCGGGCAAATCAGGGGCACCTTTTATCCCTCGTTTTCCTCTGGGCATGGCTGTATGGTCTCGTCCTTGGCCCACTCCTCAAGGCTATTCTCGCGGAGCGTTCTCTTGAAGTCCTCCCACGAGATGAGCCTGCCGGGAACCCGGCACAGCCTGCGGGGGCGTTCCAGGAGCATGCGGATCCGTTTCCTCTGTCGCATCTCTCAGATAATCCCCCCGACGACGAGGCCGACGAGCAACATAGTCAGCCCGTTCCTCCGGGATCTCCGCTTTTCCGCGTCGAGCCTGTCCTGCCATGTCTTCCGTTCCGCCTCCATCGCCTGAATCAGCGCGTTGGTGTTCTCGATGAGCCGGTCTACGTCCTGCCTCTCGGAGGCCAGCGCATCCCTGAGGGCTTCGTTCTGGGCCCGGAGCGCCTTCACCTCGCCCAGCAGAAGCCGGGCGTCCTCGACGGACATGGCCACCTCGCCGTCAGGGGTCAGCCTCGCCTCGGCGAAGCTCGTCGAGCAGAAGGTTGAGCTCAGCAACCACAGCGTCAGCAGACAGATTAGTGACCGATTCCTTGCCAGACTGGTAAGCATCGCGAACGGTCTCGTCATGTTTCGTCCTCGCCTTTCTGGCGCTCTCCGCGGCAGACGTCACTGCCTGCGACGCGGCATTCACGGCGGCCTCTGGGGCAGACGGAGGGACCGTCTCCTCTCGCCAGAATCCGGCGAGTAGTGCAATTGCACAAAGCAGAGCCAGGGTCATACCAGTAACAGCCGCCATCGGGTGCGAGCACAGCCAGTCTCTCAGCCATCTCATATCCTCCACCTCACGGGCGGGCTACCCGCCTCAGGTATGGCACATCGCCTCTTCCCATTCCTCCCAGGTCGGGGCCTTCCTCCGCCCAGTCGGATCCGCCTGGTGCGGGGAGCCCTTCTCCCGGCTCGTGTCCGTGTAATCCAGAGTCCTCTCCGTGTCCTTCCTCGTCGTCGTCCTCGTCGTCCTCGTCCTCCTCCTCTACCATGCGGAAACGCGCGTTCAGCCCGGCGGGCAGCGCCATGAGCAAGGTGCTCAGGTCGGACGCCACGACCACGTGCCATTCCATCAGGCCCGGCCCAGCCTGGATAGCCGTGTCGAACGACACCGGGAGCGGAAGGAAGGGGTGCATGGGGCACCCCCTCCCTACTTCTTCAGGTCGTCAATCTTGTCGACGACCTTGTCGCGAGCCTCCTCCAGCTTGTCGCCGACGGCCTCTACGCCTTCCTTGACGGCGTCGTGCACCGGGTCCATCACCTTGTCGACCTGCTCGAAGACCTTGTCCATCACGGGCTGCAATTTCTTCTTGCGGAAGAGAATGATCATCACGACGGCGAAGAGAAGGAATACGATAACCCCATAGTCTCCCATACCGCTACACCTCCTTTTCCCTGTCCTTGCTCAGGTAGCCGACGATGCCCCCGAGGACTGCGGACACGACGACCCCGTCCACCTTGCCCGACCATGCGAGGGCACAGATGCAGACCACGATGCCCAAGGCCAGGATGTCGCTGCTGTGTATCTGCACGTGGTTCAAAGCGTCACCTCCACGTCCTTCTCCCGACCGTCAAGCCTCAGCACGGGAGAACCTATCCTCAGAGGCGGGTACCCCTTGCAGACCGGATACCCCTGCCTCTCCAGGTATCCGCCGGACGACACGAACCACTGCTCCATCTGGATGACGTTGCCGTTGTGCTGGTCGGGGAGGAAAAGAGCCGAGTTGAACGCCGTTATCTGGTGGGTATGCGCCGTCAGGTAGATGTCGCTCACGACCACCTTGCCGCATTGGACCATGGCGTTCACTTTCCCCCCGACACTCCGGCCCCCGCCCCATCCGTGCGTGGCATACACGGTGTAGGTGACGGGCTTCTTATTGGGCTTTTGCCCAAAGCGGATTTTGATGAACGCCTCGTCGCCGAAATATCGTATTCCAAGCTCCTTCGCAATTCGATAAGCGGGGTTCACGTTGACTTCCCTCGTCGTCCTCCGCTCGTGGTTGCCCGACACCATGCCGACGATGAGTTCCCGATAGGGCCTGAACAGCTCCACCGCATAGTCTATCTGCGGGTCGCCAGGCGGGATGACCTCTTCGTAACAGGCCGAAATTGAGGACTTCACGGCGTTGTTTACGATGTCTCCATTTAGCAGAAAAAGGCCCCCGATATGGGCTCCTTTTTCCAATGTTTTCTTCAGCTCTCTTTCGTTAAAACCGGGGTCGCCGATATGCGTATCGGAGACGGGGATCAGGAACAGCTCTTCGAGGTATGACGGTTCCTCTACGGTGTGGAGTTCCATCTGCCCCTCCCTATCGGTAGGACACCCAGAGGGCCGCCCAGACCGCCAGCAGGCCCACCGCTACGCTGGAGACAAGGGGGAGTATCCAGCGCTTGTAGTCTGCGACGGCCTCCAGCCTGCTTACCGCAATGGCCAGCTCCTTGATGCTGGCCGACAGCTCCTTCAGAACGCCTGATTCCATGCGGTCCTGCCACCCCTCCAGAGCACCGATGCGGCTTTCGTGCTCGGCCAGCTTAGCGACATGCTCCGAGATCATCCCATTGGTGTGCTCCACTCCGCCATCACCTCACATTACCCTGGAGTGAAGGAACGCCTTCATTTCAGGCTTTAACACATCCCGCCGGCACGCCTCTATGTAGGACGCCTTGAGACGCTCCTTCCAGTCCGTGCCCAGAAGACCGGGGGCCAGCTTCAGGACTGCGGTCGATACGGACCGGAAATACGCCGGGGATGTCGCCCACTTGCCGTACAGCCCCGCCACGTAACCCCAGACGCAGTCAGCGTTCGCCTTCGACACGGGGTAGTACAGGTCGATGAGCCTCGCGTGGTCTTTCAGGTACGTTTCAAGGCTGTCGTACCAGCGGAAGGCCAGTTTGAAGTCTGAATACTTCCCCCCGACGAACTCCTGCGTCTTGAGGGAAACGCACTTGCGGGTACTCCAAGGGATGGAACCGTTGAGCCAGTTGTTACTGCACTTGACACCGGCGAGATTGAAGTTATCCTTACCGCAGGTGTGCTTGTAATTGCCGGTCTCGTGAAAGGTCTGCGCAGTTACCCCAAGCATGCTAAGGGGGGCCGAAAGGCCCCCCGATTTGTTCATCCTCCCGATGGTGTCGTAGACTTCCCGTGCGGTCAGGCTCAACCCCACACCACCCCCCTTACTTCCTCCGCGCTCGTGCAGGCGTTGACCTTCTCCGACAGCGCCCGTTCCTTGCTGAACTGGCCCTGAACGTGCGCCCGGACCGCTCCGGCAATCATCAGGACTTGCTTAGCATCGAGGTCAACCCACTTGCCCTTGTCGGCCTTCCACTCCACACGGGCCGTGGGATCGGCGTACAGGGAAAAGGCCGCCCCCGTCAGCAGGGCCTGTGATTCCCTATCGGTCTTGATGACCGTGCCGTCGGGGAGCGTCAACCCGCCCGTTTCCTGTTCCCACCTCGCATTGGCGAGTTCGGCAAGCTTCGCCGCCTTGACCTCTTCAAGCGTCGGTTCCAGACTGGCCAGCAGGACGATCCGCCATTCTCCGCCTAACCATTGCGGAACCTCGGTGGCCGGATCGTATTTCGGCGGAGAGACGAACGTGTGCATGGCCGGGGGCGTGTAGCCGTTCAGGTAGTCGATCTCCCTGTCCGAATAGGTCGTGTCCTCGGCCTCCAGATAACCTTCCCGGTCGAATCTCCACATCTTGTACTCCGGCATTTTCATCCCCCTCCTATGCGGCCATGCCCATTTCCAGTCCCGGACCACCTGCGGCGGCATCGGGAACCTCGAATTGCGCCCAGGAGACGTAGTTTGTTGCCTGTGCCCCCCCAGACAGGAACCGTACCCGGACGTCGTCCCAGCCGTACCCGGCCAGCGTTGCCATTTGAGCTTCGGTCAGGGCGAACGTGTATTCGGCGTAGGAGGCTGTCATGGCAAGAGCGGAACTGGTGGCGATTACGGTTGCCCCATACCGGATAGAAGCAGTGATTGTTTTTCCAGAGGCATTGGCCTTGCCCCTAAACCTCAGCGTACCGCCTCCAGCTCCGGGGGTCGCTGTCGGGGCCGACAACCCACACTCCTGATAGGTCGTTGTCGTCCCGTAGATGTAGTCAGCATCGTCGTAGGAAACCTCGTCAATGCAGGCGTAGCGGTAGGTTCCCGTGCTTTTTGTCCATCCGGAGTTGATGTCGCTGGCGGGCCTCATGTATTGCGTCATCGCCACGCCCCCGCCCTACGAATATTTCGCCCAGGACCCGTACCAGTTGGTCCCGTCCCAGGCGAGGCAGACGACATATTTTGCGCTTGCCGTCGTGAGGTCCGGGGCTGTCCCGCTCGCCCATAGGATCGTCGGCCATGTGATCGTCCGTGCCGTGGAGTCCTGGTAGATGAACAGGTGAAACGCCGTGGGGCCGGATGGGGTCGTGAGCGTAACCGTGATGTTCGACCCGCTCAGCGTCAGCTTCTGCTTGTTGCCGTTCGCAACGTCGATGGTAGTGCCAGAGATCGTGTAGAGGTCCCAGTAGATCGGCTTGTTGTTGCAATCCAGCCCCCCCGTGAGTTCCGGGGTCGTATCATCCGCAAGGCTGGAGAGGTACGTCCCGGCCGCTTGATAGAGCGTGTCGAAGTAGCTCTTTAGGATGCTCTTGACGTAGGACCACGACAGGGTTTTGAGGACGTTGCTGGCCTCGGTGTCAATCATCGCCAGCTTGTCGGCATCGGCCATCGTGGTCTTAGCTGAGGATCCGTGGATAGAACTCCCCACGTTCCCGGCGTCGGTGACATCGGCCCCGGATTCGACCCCGTCAAGTTTCGAGGCATACGCCGATGTCATCAGCCCCTTTTGGCTGGAGGTTGCCGACTGGATGTCATCCGTGCCGTTCGTGTGACTGCCAGCGTGGGCAGAGGGAGTCCGTGCGTCAGATAGACGGGCATCGTTCCCTACACAAGCGGTCCCAGCCGCCGTCCCGAAATCGACGTTGAAGGCCGTCTTCTTCGTCCCGATGGCCGGTTCCAGCCCAGAGACCGTCTGCCCACCGTCCTTGAGAAGCTTCCCGGTGACGCCGTCGAACACGGCGATCCTCTCGTTGACCGAAGAAGCCGGTCCGATGACATCTCCTGCCCCTTCTCCGTCCGCCCCCTTGATCGTCCCCCTGTCCGTCCAGGTTCCCGACACCTTCTCCCAGACATGCCAGGTCGAGCGGTTGACATACCAGTCCCCGTCAACCCCCTCGGTCGTGGGATCGACCGTGCCACCGTACCACGTCTTGCCGTCGGCCCCTGCGGGTCCGGTCGCACCCTGCGGACCTTGTGCCCCGGTGTCCCCTTTGTCCCCTTTGTCCCCTTTGTCCCCTTTGTCCCCTTTGTCCCCCTTGAGGGCGGTCTTGGCTCCGACCAGAGGGACCGTCGAATCATCCGTGAGGGTGAACACCATGTCGTCGGAAACGAAGGCAACCGATTCGACCGTTACCCCGTCCGCACCCGCAGGCCCCTGAAGTCCCTGCGCTCCCACCGAGGCCACCGTGACCGTGTTGGCGACAGGGGCGACCGTAACCGTGTTGACCGTTTCCGTCACCGTGACGGCGTTCGTGGTGAGTGCTACCGTGACCGTGTCGGCCATCTAGTCCGTCACCTCCGGGCGGGCGCTCCACGTCCCCTCAAGGATTCGGGTGACGACACCGCCGGAAGATTCAACCTCCACGTCGTAAACCCCCGTTCCGCTCAGGGCCGCCGTTCGTGCCGCAGAAATCAGGACGGCAACGGTCCCGGCAGAGCCACCGAGCGTCAACCCGTCCGAGTCCGTCAGGCTGACGAGGGTGGTCCCGCCGTGCCTGTTCTTCATCTTCATCCGGGCGGTGTAGCCCGTGATATTGATGGCCGCACCCGCCGGGGTGGTCCACGTGATGGTCAACTGATAGGTGGAGCCGCAATCTATTTGCAGGTCGTATGTGTCGGCCACTCGGGTTCATCTCCCCCCTGTCCAGGCATGCGCTATTCCTTCAGCGCCAAGTAGAAGTACGTATCGTCGCCCCCTGCGAGTGCGGTTGCGGCCACCGTTGCCGACGTGACCGGGGCCGAGGCATAGGCGGCGTTTGCCGTCACCGTGAATCCCGTGATGTCCACTCCGGCGACGGTTCCCCCGGCGATGGCCCGGATTGCCGTCTGGATGGCCGCCGCCGTGTTGTTCGACCCCGTGGTTTTCGCCACCGCCACGTTGATGGTGTTGCCCGTAACCGTGACGGCCAACGTGTCGTCACCTGCCGTGGACATGGAAACGGAAATGTCGTTGCTGTCGAGGCCGCCTACACCGGAGGTGAACGTAAGCGTCTTCGTTGCTGCCGGGGTGAGCGTCACCGTCGCCTTCGGGCCGGGCTGCGTAACTTCACTTGACGATGTGCCGGAACAGAGTTTCAAGAACCGCAACGGGGCAATGGTGTCCTTCACGGTGTCCAGCCCGATAATCGTGCTGGCCGCCGCCCCAAGGGCAATTTCTGTGCCGTCCGACTTTTCCACGGGGTAGAAGTTGGTGCCGTCGATGGAACCCCGCAGGTACATCCCCGCCGTTTCCCACGTTGACGGGATGGCAACGGCAAAGTTCTTCGCGGCTCCGATGTCGAACGCCTCCGACTGCTTCGATTCCGCGTCCATCTTGATGACCGTGTAGGCCGTTCCCTGCACATGATTGCTATAAAGCCGTCCTTCCATAGGAGGCTCACACTCCTTTCAAATAAAAAGGGGCCTCCGAAGAGGCCCCGCGCCGAGTGGGTTAGCGTTTGGCGTAGTAGGCTTTGAGGAAGTTCCCCGTCACCGTGGTCATGGCCTTCCCTATCCGGTCCATGACTTCCTTCTTCTGGTCAGGCGACAACTCGTTCGTGGCCTGAATCTCCTGCAAGTCCCGGCGGGTTCCCGTCAGGAACTTCCGTATCTCCTTGGCGTCCTCATAGAAGCGGATGAGGCTTTGGTTCTCCCGTGCCCGCTTGACGAGGGCCGCCCTGTCTCCCTGTTCGTCCAGCGTTTTCAACCCACGGTAGTTCTTCTCCATGCCCTCCCACAGTTGATAGAAGGCTTCCACCGAGGCCGAGCCGTAGCCCACAGGCTCCTTGGCGACGAGGCCCTTCACTACGGGGATACGTTCGGCCATCGACTTGGACGGCCTCACCCGCTCGTCGCCGAGCCACCTGTCCGCTATCCCAACCGCCGTCTTGCCCAACCCCGCCGTGTAACCCCGGACGAGGTGGTCAATCTTGGCGGGGGAATAGTGGAGGTACTTGCCCACCTTCTCGGCGGTCTTGGAGGTTGTCGGCGTGACCTGCATCTCGTCCGGCAACCCTTCCACCGAGCGGGGAACCACCGTCCCTCCCGTGAAGAGGTTCTTGTTCGTCGCCACCTCCACGATGGGCTTTGCCGCCGTGGGGATGAGGTCGGGGAAGAAGGAGTCGGCAAAGGCTTTCGCCCAGTTCGTGATGGCGTTCGGGTCTTTCTTGTACGCCACGTTCAGGGCCGCCTCCGGCGCACCGGCAAACATCATGCCGAGGGAAAACGGCCTTGGGAGGCTGATGATGACCTTCGGCGTGACGATGTTCCAGAAGCCGTACTTTCTCCAGGAGGGCAATTCCTGGTAGCGCGGGTTGTCCTTCTGCATGTACCACAGGGCGATGGCAGGGGCGGTGAGATACATGCTCCCCCGGAGCCACACCTTTGCGCTGTCCTTGCCCTCGGTGAAGAGTTTCTTTGCCAATTGGTCCTGTTCCCTCAAGGCGGCGTTGAAGAAGGCCACCAGCCCGTTCAGGCTCCGGCCATGCTTCCCGAAGTGGGCGAAGTCCAGCGTCCCCCTTCGTGCCCCTTCGACCGCCGCTTCCGCTCCGCTCTTCCCCTGCCGTTTCAGGTGGAGGTAGTTCCCCACCCTCTGCGACTGCTCGGCCAGTTCCATCATGGCCCGTAGAAACTGGACGGGGTGCTTGAGCATCTTCGTTCCCTTGGTGTCCCACGAGAGTTTCCTTGCCCTTGCGCCCGCCACGGCCTCTCGGTCGAGGGCGAACATCGAGGCGTTCCCGCCTCCGTCCTTGATGAGTTCACGGATAACTTCATCCTCGCCCACGCGGTCCTTCAGGACGTGGCTCAACCCCTCAAGGAACCCCTTGACGGGAGGCGTCCCCACGATAACCGCGGATGTCTGCATGTCCCGCAACGGGTTCTTGCCGAACATGAATTCGGGGTTCATCGTGGCCCCAACCCGTAGTAAACGGGTGAACGGGGAGAACCACTTGGAGATTTCCCACATCGGCTTGGCCCCGTAGAACTGCATGGCCTCCGCGATGTCGGACGGAACGTTCCAGTAGACCTTGTGCCCGTTGTCGTAGGTGAAAAAGCTGTTGGGCGGGCGTTTCCCGTCCACCTTCCCCACGGGCCGGATCAGCTCCTGCATTCCGGGGTGCGCGTCCCGGAGGTCCACCAGGAGCCGGTTCACCTTCTGCTGGTCGGCCATCCTGTAGATACGCGTTAGGTTAATGATTGTACCGTCCAGGGACGGTGCCAGCTTCTGGTCGCCGCCCTTCAGCTTCTTGACGGATTCCCCCGGCATGACGACCTTGGGGAGCCCCATGGCGTCCGCCTCTTCATCCATGATCCGAAGGAAGGTCGCATATGCGCTCCCCTCCGGGGCCTCCTTGATGGCCTTGTACGTCTCCTCGGAAATCTGCCCCATCTCGCGCGCCATCTTCAGGATTTCCCCGTCGAACTCCCGGCGCACCGTGTCGGACAGGGCTTCGAACCGCGCTACCCCTTCAGGCCCGTACTTCTCCGCAAGCCTCGCGATGGCATCGGCAGCCTCCTTCGCGTCCTCGCTGTCGACCGCCTTCCCCACGCCGTGGAGCGAGACCTTGCGCTTCGCGATCCGGTACGTCTCCCAGTCGACATATTCCTGCTCGTTCCGCAGCATGGACTTGACGGTGTCGAAGAGCTGGTTGAGCCGCTTGTTTGCCTTGGCCCCCGTCCCCAGCGTCTGCGTAATGGCGATATCGACCTGCTTCCTGGCATCCTCCCCGGCATATTTCCGGACGGCGTCCTTGATGGGCGCGGTCTCGTCGTAGAGTCCCGCGTAAAGGGCCTTGGCCTTCTCCCCGAGGGATTGGAATATCCCCTTCCGCGGAGGGGAAAACTGCATGTATTTCTCCGCGTATGGATCGAGCTTCACGGGGTTGCTGACCGTTCCGGGAGCGACGATGCCGAGCTTCGAACCGGGCGAGAACTTCTCCGCCTTCGGTACGGACGGGCCGATGCCGGACTTCGGCGCGAGGTCGGGGTACTTAGCCATCAATTCAGGGTCAACCGTCTCGCCATTCGCTAACGCTTTCCTGATGGCCCTTTTCTCTTGAGTCCGCACAAAGGCTTGGTCATCGCCACGCCCCATATCTAGCGGACGGTCGGAAACAATCTCCGGCACCTCTGCCTCATATTGCGCTTTCAGCTTTTTGGTGTTGGCAACCTTTTTGGCGATGGCGTTCGCTTTCCCCGCTTCCCGCGCTGTGTGCTGTTGTGGGAAAACCGTCTGTCCGATAAGGTCAGCCTCTTCAAACTCGCTGGCTATTGTCCCCTTGGGGATACCCTTTGAATCGGCCCATTGTTCAAAGGTTATGGGCCTTTCTGTAACGGGCCTAGTCGCAACCTCCGGCACGGCCTGTACCGCTTCGGGAATCGCCTTCACGGTGCGCTTCGCCGGAGCGATGGTGACGTACAGCTTGCCGTCCTCACCACGGGTCACACCTTCGGGGAGATGGCGCACTCCTTCGGGGATGGCAACCCGCCTTCCCACGTCAACCCCCTCTTCGGGGATGAAGCCTGCGGTCTGGTCAACGAAGGGGTCAGCCTCCGATGGCTTCGGCCTTGCGACAGGCTCAACCTTGTCAACGGGTTTCAGCGTGTCCTCCACACCGAACGGGCCTTCCGGCGGGGCCTGCTGGTAACGGTACCTGTCAGCCACCACATGTCCCCTGACCACCTGTGCATCGGCGGGGGGGATGGCCTGTTTCCCCTGCGTGGGCGTGTAGCCCGCCATGATGTCGGCGTAGTCCTCCGCTTCGGGATGCACCGTCACGTCGTCGGCCAGCCTTGAGGCGTCTGCCGCCTGCGCGATGCCGATACGCTTGATGGGCGTCTGCTTGCCTATCTTGCCGGGTGTCGGCTCAATGGCCTTCACCGCCTGTTCGACGGCATCGGGGGACATCTCCCGGACAATCCTGGCGGCCTGCGATTCAGGCATCCCCTTCTTAATGAGCGAGGCAATCAATCGGCGGGAACCTGTCAGAGCGGCACTTCCCACGGATGCGGTGCCTAAACCTGCGGCGAGTTGCCCGACGGCTCCGGCCCCGGCCTTGTCCGCTAGGGCCATGCCAGCGCCCGCCATCGCACCCGTACCCACTTCACGGGCGACGTTCTTTGCGAGGGCCTTTGTTCCGGCCTTCAATGCGGCCTTGCCTGCGCTTCCCATGAAGCCCGTGGCGGCATCAACCACCAAGTCAACGGGATCGTAAACGGGCGTCTTCAAGGCTTCCTCTTCGGGGACCTTGACGCCACGTTCGCGCATGGAGGCCATCTGCGCACGGGCCTTCCGCACGGTATCCTCCACGGGAACCTGTTCGGCAACGGCTTCCTTCACGGCAGGGTTGACGACCCCGCCACCAAGGACGTCGTGCTTGTTCACCTTGGAGGCAACGTACCGGTCAAAAATCTCCCTTAGTGCGGCCTTCTGCTGGGGGGTCGCCTTCTCGTATCCTGGCAGGGCTTCGACCTGCTTCCACGTAATCATGTAAAGCCCCCCCTACTTGCCAAGAATCTTCTTTACTTCCCTGAAGAAAAGAGAGTCCTCTTCATCCAGCTCAGGGTCTTTCTTCTCGTCATCGTCGTCACCCTCGGGGGGATTCGATAAATACTCCGCGATGACACCATTAAACGTATTGCCCGAGGAGTTCATGGACACCCCGCCAGCGAGGCCAAGGTCGTACCACTTACTCTTGTTCGTCGGGTCGTCGATATCGTACTGGACGAGGTGGCTTTTCCCGTCCTCCATGAGGATTTGCCGGACCCCCCAGCGGGTCTTCGTCGGCCTGGGTGTGCCTCCACCACCGCCCCCTGCCGGCCCGTATTCCCTCTTCCGCTCGTAGATGGGCTTCCCTGTCTTGGGGTCAAGGAGTGCCGCACCTTCGTAGACAACAATGGGCTTGCCCGCGTCCTTCGGTGCGAGGCCGATGAGGGCCAGGTCTTTCTCCGTTGCCGTGCCTTCCTGATACCGTTGCCATGCCGCCTGCTTCGAGGCTTTCTCGTAGTCCACGGGCTGTTCCTGCACGGGAGGCTTCCACCCGTTCGACGCCAGGTACTCCACCTTCCCAGTCTTCCACGCGTCGACGAACCCCGTGTCTCCCCACAGGGCAGGGTCCATCTGGGCGGCCTTTTCGAGCATCGTCCGCCCATCCTGTATCTGCTTCAGCGCCCACTCCTGCTGCACCTTGCGTTCCTCCGCATCCCGCTGCTGTTTCGCCGCCTGAGCCTGCATCAGCCCGGCAAGGAACCCGGCGATGGGGTTAGGGCCTTCGCGCTCCAACGGCTGACCGGTGAGCCAATCTGATCTGGCCATCAGAAGAACGCTCCAATCACGCCGCCGAGAAGGCTGCCCCAGTCAGTCCCGCCGCTGCTGTTCTGCGACAGGCCGATCTGGCGCTGCGTTTCGGCGTTCAGCAGGTTGCCCCACAGGTCCATCAGCGGAGACATGTAGGTCTGGTAGGCCGCAACGGGAATCTGCACCATGTCGCCGGACATGGCGAACTGGTTCTGCATTGGAGCGAAGACCGAGGACGCCAGCGCACCCTGCTGCGCCAGGGACTGGAGGACGTTCCCCAGGTTCGCCCCGGCTCCCTGCATCATCCGGTAGGGGGCCTCGACGAGGTTCTGCGCCATCTGCGCGTTGGCCGTGTTCGACCCCTGCGCCATGAGGCGGGCCTTCTCCTGCATGAGGTCTCCCACCGCACGGCTCCCGAGGGTGGAGTCCCAAACGCCCCTCGCGGCGAGCGCTTCCTTGAGGGGACCGAACTGCTCGTTGAACTGCTTCGTCAGGTCGCTCTGGAGGTTCGCCACCTGGGCGTCCCTCATCTGCTGGTAGTACTGCCTCGTGGCCTCCGGTACCTGCCCCGTGGCAAGCATGTTGTTCCAGTCGAAGCTGTTGTAAGATCGGAAGAGCACACGTCTGAACTCCAGTCACACAGTGATCTCGTATG